AGCAAAGTACCAATGTCGAATTTAGATGCCTCAGAATCAGACATTGCTTTTCCTAACCACGATTGAACGAATGCACGCAATCCACTCTTTTCGTGCATCGACAAAGTGAAGTCACGTCCAATTGAGAAAGGTTGTTCACCTTTGCCGAAGTCGGCCGTTTCCAAAGGTAGTTCGAACACCAGTCGAACTTTGTTAACGAGTTTTTCTTCACCTTGATAGGTGTCCACTATCGTTCCGATGTGAATGATTTGGTAGCAACGTGCTACGTGTGTTCCTGCGGGTACTGTTTGACCCCCGCCGTTGTTTGTTTGTTGGGCAATGATGCTCATGTTGTTGTTTATTTGGTTGTTATTAAATGAATTCAAATATGTTTCGAACTTTATAGCGAGTTCGTGGTCGCTTTCGATATGTCTCAACTGGCTGTCGTGAATGTCCGACTGCTCGTTGATTCGTTTAAAGTATCCCATTTTAGTTAGAACCTGTGTAAGTTAAAATTCCTTTTGTTTCGCGGTGTTCAAACATAAGATTGTATTCTATTTTATTTTGCTCAATCATTACTTTGAAAACAGCTCCGTCTTCGCCAAGTACACTAAGGTAAACTTTCGAATGATAACCATTCCAGTAACCACTTTCTTCAATTGCCTTTTGATAGTCTTCAAAAAATTCATTGTCGTAAAACTTTCTTTCTCGTTTTGAACCTATCGTTAGACCGTGACCGAATAGAAGGTGGTCTTCATATTTTTCTTTGAACCACACAGGCAATTCTTGCGCTGGGTTGTAGTTCGAACAAAGTGTGCATCTGTACCCCATTTAGATATGGTCGTCAAATATATCGGTGTCGAAGCTAAATGTAACACCGTCCTTTTCGAGCGTCACGAAGTCAAGGTCAAATTCAGGATCGTCGTTGCGAAAGAAACGCCCGCGCAAATTAATAGTGTACATATTATCGAGGTCGTCGATGAACACCAGGTGTTGTTCTTGGTCTACTTCGAACCAACCCGTTTGGTCGTCGTTGTAGTTGTTAGCAATTACTTTAATTCTTTCGTTCAACGTGCGTATATCTTCGTCGTTAAAACAGTAGGTGATTTTTGGACAGTACATAGTTTATTTGATTTTAGTGGTTACAAATGTATTCAATTAATTCATCGTTCCAACGCGCTTCGGAAAGTTTTTGACATTTCTCGATGTTCTCTGCGACCTCGTTGTGCGTTAAGTTGTACGCGTTAGCACTCGAATAAACGCAAACAAAGTTAGATTTCTTCTGTTGGCTCTGGTAGTTCTTTGAAAGTCGCTGAATCAAGTTTGTTGAATACTCGTTCAAGTTGTTCAATTCGCGCTTGATAATAATCATCCCAATCCAGTGTTCCAATTCTCTTATCACCCCAATAATTTTGTGCAATAACGATTGCGTCTTTAATTTCTTGAATGTCTTCTTCGAAAAGAAAAGGTGTTGCGTAATAGTGTTTTTCATTGCTCATTTTGTTTTAGTTTTTAGATTTCTTTTGATAAGATGATTTCTTCGCGGGGAATGGCTGTCTTGATGCGGTCGTAAGCGCGCACCGCTTCGTCGTAGTCGTTGTACGACATATGAAATTCTCCGTTGACTACGATCTTATAGTACATATCGGTCAGGGTTGTCTTTTGAATTAATTCTACTTTCATTTGTTTGTTGTGTTTGGTTGTTGTTCTAATTGTCTTGTTTGTTCGTCAATCGTTCCTGCGATTAACATTCCTGCGAACAGGATTGCGATGTAGAGTAGTTGTTTTTTCATTTTGTTATTTGGTTTTAGTTAATGCGCGTTGGTCAGCCGCGCCCCTGTCTTGATTATTGTTCGATTTGAAAAACATAACCGTTAGGAAGTTTTTTGCGGCACTCGCTACCGACACCCATTACCCACGCGTCATTATATTCTTGTTGGTCATTTGACGGGTACATTTTACCGCCATAGATTGAATTGATAAAGAACTTAGGTGACTTAATCTCGCGACCGCAACAAGGGCAATGTTCATTACCATTATTGTCTGCACGTTCGCGATTGCGGTCAAATTTATCTAAGTCATTAAGAATTGGAATGTCGATGATGTTGTTCGGTGTTGCGTTCATTTTGTTTATCTTTGTTATTGTTGTTAATTGTTTGACAAATATATGCTAAACTTTTGAGATAGCAAGAAAAAAATGAATTATTTTTTGTAAAAATATCTAACTAATTGAAAATGAACGTAAAAACTTTTAAGAAAACTTATAAAAAAAGTGCAACAAAGCGTAAAATTGCACCCGAATCTGAATCAAACCAACAAGAAATTGTAATAAAATACCTTCGATTAGCATATCCCGACGCGTTGTATTGCGCTTCCGCAGGTGGAATGAGAACGAGTTACTTGCAAGCGATCAAGATGAAGCGTACTGGCTACGTGAAAGGATTTCCCGACCTATTCATTTACGAACCACGCGGATCGTTCTTCGGTCTTGCTATTGAAATGAAGAAAGAAAAGGGGGGTGTCGCATCACCAGAACAAAAGCGGTGGCAAGAACAATTAAGAAACAGAGGGTATTGTTCTTATATTTGTAAAGGTAGCGAAGAAGCAATCAAAGTAATCGACGAATATTTTAATGAGTGACACTTGACCACTACATAGAAGGTAACTATAAAAAGTTCAAAGAACTTGCGAAGAACATTTCGCGAGGTGAAGATTACTATGAAGACTTGCTTCACGATTCTTTGTTGTCTATGTTTGGTTCAAAGCATATCGAGAATCTAATCGACACAGGCGACTTCGAGTTTTATCTTATCCGCGTTATGTACTTAGCCGTCAACAGTCCAACGTCGCCATTTTACCGCCAAACGATTGCCTGGAACAGAAACCGACGCGACTTCAAAGAGTACGCGCACGAAGTGGACAAGACTTGGTTGGGCGCACGCATGACCAACGAGCAACTGGATATTCTTATTAGTCGACTAACCGAGTTCGAACGTCTTATCTTTCAAGAATACATATTCGAAGGATTCACATATCGTGAGTTCTCGAAACAGACAGGAATACCAACGGTATTTTTATACCGCACAATAGATTCTATAAAAACTAAAATAAGAGCAAATGTTATTCGCAAAATCAAATGAGTACAAAAGACGACTTGAGATATGTCGCACCTGTAAATTCTTCGAACCTTCAACGCAGTCCTGCGGATCGTTGATTGTTGGCGACCAAGTAGAAACCGAAGTGTTGTTCCGCAAGAAGTCGATAAAACTTTGCGGTTGTGTGATGCCTATCAAAGCAAAGCTCGCGTTCGCTTCTTGCCCAGCGTCAAAATGGGACGGTGTTCTTTCAATGGACGAACAAATTGAGTTTAAGCGTTTCTTGCTCGATATGAAGGCGCAGGGACGTCTTGAGCAGAAAGATATGTTGAAGTTCTATTCGTTTAAGGATAAGGCCACAGGAGCGTTCAACGAGCGTTCAACGTGTCCGCCTTGTGTGAAAAAAGACATCAATACGTTTTTGGAATCAATGAAGGACGTTGATGTAAGCATTGACTAAATAAACAAGTGAAAGTCTTCTAAACTCGATACGTCCCCTCTGGTGTTGTCTTTAATGTTGTGCCAACGCATACCACTCAAAAAGAAATCTATTGTATTATTGGGCGTGAAAACGCGAAACTGACCATGTTGGAAGTGATGCCATGTAATAACATTGTTTGCCTTGTAGTTAGTCAGTAACTGAATGAACAATTCTTGCTTTGCTTTCTTGTTTATCTTACTCATAATTTTAATTATTGGACATAGAAAGGTTTATGGGTGAAAAGACATTAAACTCGCATTTATGCCTTATCAGTATTCCTATTAACTACTACTTGTTAGTGTTTAGTAGTTACTCATAATTCAGAAGATCCTGCATGGGTTACAGGCAATCAGTTAACTATGTCTAGTTTCACCCCCAAGTTCCACCTCTGGATTGCTTGGATTATTATAACTGTTGTTACTGGTTAATTGTATAATCTCCAAAATGAATCTAAATGTCATTTCTTACCACTACAAATAACCTTCCTTCTAATTATCACGTTCATTCACCAACTTCACACGTCGTTGGTATGGGTTGAATGTGGACAAGACCATTCCTCACTTATCTAAAAAGAAGTTGCCCCGCACACCGTACTCGTTAACTTAATAACAGCACAATGCTTGGGGCAATGCTTTGAGATTAACGAGTATTCAAATATAGATATAAATAAACGCGATTTTACAAATAGATTTCAACAACTATTGATTGTTAATAATCTATTTTGTATCTTTAGCATATGTATCAACAACTCGCACAAACTTACTACGTTAATCACAAAGACTACAAGAAAGCACTCGCTGCAGGAATAGCAATGGATAACGCTTTAAAAAAAGATTATACAACAGGCGGAAGTACAAACACTCATTTTATGATGTCAAACTTTTTGAAGTATTTTAGTTACGAAAGATTACCCGAAAACAGATGAGCGCTTGCGGTTGTGATGTAAACAAGAAAGAACAATATACTTGTTCAATGTGTAATCAATTATTCTGTGGTAAACATATTTACTTCTATATTGACGAAGCGAACATTGCAATCACAAAAAATTCAAAACCTCATTGTGAAACTTGTTACAAAATCAAATACAAAAAATGATAATCATACCAGCTCAACTCGAATCAGTAGGTACGCGAAAGGACAAGACGCTCAAACTTACGTTTGGAACGAATGAACTTTCACCTTCGCAAGCGTCAGAACTATTTACTATCGCTAATCAGTTCGGTTATCTTGCCTTCAAAGACGAAGACTTCAAACGCGAAGAACTGGATGCCGTAGAAAGTCTTAAGAGTGAACTTGAAGATACCTTAAAGAAACCTTCACAACGATTGAGAGGTGTTCTCTTTCGACTATTTGAACAGGACAACGACGGGTTCAAGACGTTCTCGAAGTATTACGACAGCAGAATGGAACAACTTATTAACCATTACAAAAGTAAATTGGGCTAATTATTATATTTACATTGTATGAGCAAGGAAGAAAACAAACAACAAAACTCTACACTAAAAAAGAACGCTATGCTAAAGGCATTGGAAAGTACTTTGGGTGTGGTGACTTCAGCGTGTCAGATTGTAGGAATAGATAGAACCACACACTATCTTTGGTTAAGTAATGACGAAGATTACAAAGCAAAGGTTGAATCGTTGACCGACCTTGCTGTTGACTTCGCAGAAAGTCAGTTGTTCGAATTGATTAAGGGAGCGCACCGCGAGGTGTCAACACCAGACGGTGAAGTAATCCGTATTCAAGACGCACCCAACACAAGCGCAACAATTTTCTATTTGAAGACGCGAGGAAAGAAACGAGGGTATGTTGAGCGAACTGAATTAGCAGGTGTGAACGACGCTCCGATACAAATAATCATCAACGACAAATTATAACCACCAATTCGACAAAACACCGAATGAGTAAAGCAACATTGACATTTGACCTTTCAGATTCCAACGATCGTGTGGAGTTCAACAGAGCAACAAAGGCTCGTGATATGGCTTCGTTACTTTGGGAAATTGACATGAACGGTTACAGGAAGTTCACCAAGTACAACGAGCGACAGGAAGAAGCATACCAGGAAGGCATCGAAGAAGTCTTTGAATACTTTCGCGCACTACTCACTCATCACGAAATAGACGTTGAACAATTAATCATATAACAATGGCTGATATAACAATGTGCGAAGGCATCAACTGCAACCAAACAAATAGCTGCTATCGGTACATCGCGAAGGCGAACCCATACCGACAAAGCTACTTTGAAAAAACACCTGTATTGAAGGACGGTGAATGTGAAATGTTTTGGGACGTGCGCGAAATCAAATCGCACCCGAAAGGGTAACGCAATATGCAAAAAGAACATAATCGTAACCGAAAGGGGAACGAATCAAACGTAGTTGAATTGTCAGAACAAACCTGACAAAACAGATACACTTTATAATGTGATTTTGTCGCAAGTATAGTAGATTTTTGCGACAAAGAACAACGAAATAACAATACAATAAGGAATGAGTGAAAACAAATTAAACTTTCTTAAATCACAGATAAGCGTCTTCAATCCAGAGTGGACCAAAGCGCAAATAGAAATGGAAGCAATACGCATTTACAACGAAGCGAACACAATCGACGACGACGACGAAGGTTGTCTTTATTGCGGATCATAAAACTTTCCCAATCTTCCCAATCTTCCCAAAATAAAAAAAACAATGAGCATAAAAGTAAGCATACCCGCCGACTATTCTTCGATTAGCGTCAAGCAATACGTTGACTATCACAACGCGAAGAACGACATCGACAAGTTGGTTAGCATCAGCAACCTACTGAAAGAACAGGCGGAACAAATTCCCTTTCAACACTTGCCGACATTAGTCGCAGCGTTCGAAGACACACTCGCAAATGAATCAGCGAAGTTCTTTGAGACGATTACTATCAAAGACAAGGACTTCGGTTTCATTCCTGACTTGTATTCTATCTCAATGGGTGAGTACGCTGACATTTCAACGTGGGCATCTGACGTGAGCGTGAACATGGTCAAGATTATGGGAACGCTTTACCGACCAATCGACAAACGCGTTGGTTCTAAGTACACAATCGTTCCTCACAGCAAGCAAAACAGAGAGTTAGTTGAAGGCTACGTCGAGCAGATGACACTCGAACAATTCAACGGTGCGATGCTTTTTTTTTCGACTTTGCTCAACGAACTAAGCAACACTTCGCTAGACTATTTGGAAACGGAGGTGAAGAAGTTGACGCAGGAGTTGACGGAGGAATTGAAGACCGAGACAACCTAAATCAGGTGTTAGGTCGCTACGGTTGGTATCACCTTTTTATGGAAGCCTGCGGGCGTGACATAACTAAATTGGACGCAATTACGGAAAAAAGCGCGTGGGAGATATTTACATTTATGACTTACCTAATAGATTACAATTATGTCGAACGTACAAAGCTACAACGCGCTCATAGATAGATTCCACGCCTTCGCGTCTGGACACTTTATTCTCAAAAGAT